GGGCATGGATTCAAACTGTAACCCCGGTAGAACTCATACATATTCAAAAATCAGAGTTCAGGCGAGTTTTAATCCTGGATGAAGATGATTGGTATGGGGCTTCTGCCCCATCAATTTTGTGATGCCCTTAAACCCACAGCCTAGCCCCATCGAAAAGCCCGGAACCAACCGGGCTTTTTCATTGGTTCTGGGACCCCGAAGCGAATCATCAACATAAGGAGCACACCATGTCACTGAACTCGCAATCTATCGGTAACGGTCAGGAACAGTATGAATTTTTCGAGGTCGAGCATCTTGCCCGCAGGGGGAAGGACGCTACCCGCGTCCAGTACGACTACCGGCACACGGACGGAAAGCTCTTTTCTTGCGTCGCCAAGACGCTCGAAGATGCCCGCGCCAAGCGCGATCAATGGCTCATGAAGAAGGCCGCCTAGCCCCATCGAAAAGCCCGGACATGCGCCGGGCTTTTTCATTGGGTTTGGGACGCCAAACCGAACATCAAAACGAGGGTATTTCTATGTGTTACGGCACGAACTGCGGACGTGAAGGGGCCTTTGGAACCTGCTATCACCCGGAAGATTGCATCATGCGGGCCATCGAGCGCGACGCGGAAGAAAACCTTGCCGCGCGGCTGGCACGCGACACAGCCCTGAGCCGGGAGCATTTCCCCTGCCCCAACTGCCTTGAGCAGGGCGAGCGGCACGGCCTCACCTATGAAAACGGCCTGTTCACCTGCCCGGAATGCGGCGGGGAATGCGACGCGGCGGAACTCATCGCGCTTTATGTGGATGTGCGCGCCGGGCATGTTTCCGATGCCGAAGTCGTCGGCCTGTGGATTGAAAAGCTCGACGCAAGGAGGGTCGCATGAGCGCCGCCATCTTCTGCCCGCACTGCAAGCTCAAGTACGACAAGGCCGTGAGGCTCAGAAGGCACCGCGACTTCTGGATCTGCTCGTCCTGCGCGGAACACTACACCGCCGAAACGTTGGCGACGGCGTGCGAGAACGCCGCACGGTCGTTTCTGGCAAAGGCCAACTACCTCAAGATCATGGCACGGAGGGCCGTAGCATGAAGCCTTGGCGCAGCCTCATTGACTGGAGCCGCTTTGAAGGAGCTATCATGGCGGTATTCCTCGGTGCCCTTCTTCTTTTGCCGTTTGCGGCAACACTTTATTCCGATGAACTGCTGGCAATTCTGGGGAGGTGAGTATGCCGTACAACTGGGAAAGAGACGCTTACCCCGAACTTGATGGGGACTGGACGGACGAGGAACTCATGATCGCGGCGGGCAATGCCGCCTTTGCGCGGAACCGGCGCAAGCACACGGAAACGGAAGAAGGCGGGGAGTAAGTATATGTGCGATACCCATAGCGAACAGATCAACGAACTGGCAAAGGCCCTTGCCGCCGCGCAGGGAGAGCTTGAGCCCGCAGAAAAGAACGCTACGGCAGCCATCGGGGAAAAGGGGAAACTCTCGCGTAAATACGCTGACTTGACGGCGATGATCGATGCCGTCCGCAAGGTGCTCCCGAAGCACGGCCTTTCCATCGCGCAGATTGTCCTCCCTACTGAGGGAGTCGCGCACGTCAGGACCATGTTGATGCACGAGTCGGGGCAATGGCTGGCATCGGAATGCAGGATGCCATACGACAATACAGGCTCCAAGAACACTGTGCAGTCAATGGGCAGCGCCATCACCTACGCCCGGCGCTATTCCCTTTCGGCGTTGGTCGGCGTGGTGGCCGACGATGATGACGACGGGGAAGGTGCATGGAGGCGGGACGCCGACCGCGAACAGCCCCGGCGTAACGCCCCCGAGCCCGCCCCGCAGCCCAAGCCCGAGCGTGTGAACCTTGCCGCCCTCGCCAAGGATTTGAGCGAAGTACGGGACTGTGCGGGGTTCGTCGCCTGTTACAACCGCCATCGGATTACTGAGGAACACCCGGACTACGAGGCGGTCAAGAACATGTTCGGCAAGAAGCGCCGGGAGATCGAGGCCAAGGCCGAGGCCGAAGCCGGAACCCCGCCCGAATTCGTGCCGCTGGACGCCGTGATCGCCGCCTTTGAAGCGGCGGAAACCGTAACCGCGCTCAAGGAGGCGGCAACCCGGCTCGGCATCCCGGAAAACCACCCGGACAGTGGGGCCATCTACGCCGCCTACCGGGAACGGCAGCGCAAGATCGAAGCGCAGGACAAGGAACGCGCCGCGTAACAACAGCCCCGCCCTGATAATCAGGCGGGGCTTTTCTTTCCCTCAGCAGGAGATTGTATGAGCAGCCTCAACAAGGTGATGATCATCGGAAGGCTCGGGCGCGATCCCGAGATGCGCTACACCCAGGCCGGAAAGCCCGTATGCAGCCTGAACGTGGCTACGGATGAGGGCTACACCAACGACCGGGGCGAAAAGGTCGACAAGACGGAATGGCACAAGGTCGTCTTCTGGGACCGGCAGGCCGAAACCTGTTCGCAGTACCTTGCCAAGGGGAGCCTCGTGTTCGTCGAGGGCAGGCTCTCCACCCGCAAGTATCAGGACCAGCAGGGGCAGGATCGCTACGTCACCGAGATTCAGGGGCAGCGCGTCCAGTTCCTCGACCGCAAGGCGGACGGCGACGGGCAACAGGGCCGACAGGGAGGCGGACGCCAGACACAAAGGCGGCACTCCGCCGACTATGAAGACCTCGGCCCCGCCTTCCCTTCCGAAGCCTCCGGCCTCGATGACGTGCCTTTTTAGGCAAAACCAATAGGATAGAATATGGCACAGACCGCAGAAATTCTGGAAGCCCTCCCGCCCGCACAGGCGCAGCCCGCCGGGCTCGCCCTGCTGGACCTGAACGTCACCGCGACGCCGTTGGTCATCACATGGGACAAGGACGCCGTGTCCACGCTGTTGGATACCGTCCTAGCCCAGTATGCGGGGCTGGAGGTACAGGAAGCCGACGTGCCCGCCATCAAAAACGAAATGGCGGGGCTGAACAGGCTCAAGGAACGGATGGACAACGCCCGGAAGGACATCAAGCGGCGGATTGCCGGGCCGCTGGACGGGTTCGACGCCGAGGTCAAGGCGCTGATCGCCCGCATCGTGGACGCCCGCACCGCGCTGGACACGCAGGTCAAGGACTTCGAGCGGCGCGACCGTGAAGGCCGACGCGCAGCCGTCCAGTTTACCGTCGACAACATCAAGAGCTGTGAAGGCGTGCCGGAACTGGACATCCCCATCAACCCCTCATGGCTGAACAAGTCCACGCGGCAAGCCGAGATCCACGAGGATATCAAACGGATCATCGCCGCATACAAGCGGGAGTGCGAAGAAACCCGCCGGATGGAACAGGCCAAAGCCGACCGCATCGCGCTGGTGGAGGCCACGGCAAAGGCTCAGGCGGAACAACACGGTTTCGCGCTTCCCCTGTCGAAGTTTGCGGCCTGCCTGACGCCGGATATTTCCGGCGAGGACGCCGCGGGCATCATCGGGCAGGTGTATGCGGCGGAAGCCAAGGCCCGCGAAGAGAGCAAGCCCGCCCACGTCGTCAAACCTGCGGAACCGCGCCCCGATTCGTTCATTGAGCAGGAGGAGGGCTTTCCCTTCGCCCCGCCCGTGAACGTGGCTTGTACCCTGACCCTCAGCGTCAAGTACGCGCCGAAGTATGAGGACACCGTACAGGAGGCCCTTGCCATGCTCCGCACGGTCGGCATGGTCACAGTTTTCTAACCTTCCGGCGCCCACCTCCCGCGCCGTCCCCATAGAGCCCGCCGGGGGGCATGTACCCCGGCAAAGGACTTTTCATGAGTCAGGAACAACAGGACGCCACGGATTACGTCCGCGTCACCCTCACCATCCATGAGTTCTCCGAAGACGGCGAATGCTGCATCGTCTCGGACAAACACGGCCACGGCACGGAATTCTCTACCGACGCCTTCCTGCATGACGCCGAGGACATAGACGTGGGCGATACCATCGCCTGCGACATCCTGCGCGAGGCGTGGGAAGACACCGGGCTCACCCCGGACGATGCTGGGCCGCATGACGTCCGCGCCTGCGGGCGGGAAAACATCGAGGTGTTGGTGGATCTCACCGATGAACAGCTCCTTGATCTGGGCTCCGAAATGGCGGACGCCCTGCGCGAACGCGACAAGCTGGAAACGGAACTGCTCGCCGTGAAGAAGGACTACAAGGCACGCATCGACCTTTCCGTCTCCAAGGCTGCGGAAGCGGCAGCGGAATACCGTTCCGGCAAACGGTTTGAAACCGTCTCCTGCGACCGCTTTGAAGATCGGACGACGATGGAGGTCGTATGGTGCGATTCCGTGACGGGCAAGGAAATCAGCCGCCGCCCGATGACCGCCGAGGAGCGGCAGCATCGCCTTGAACTCGTCACCCCGGACAAGCCCGCGGACAACGGCGAAGGCCGGGCCGAAGTGCTCACCTTGCCCGTGCCGCCCGCCGCCAACGCCCGCACCTGCCTGTCGTGCCGCCACCTTTCCGCTGACGGCACGGAAAAGGCCGAGCCCTGCATGGCCTGCGCACAGGCAAACGGCGGCGATGCCGACAACTGGGAACCGCGCCGCGAGTGCAAGACCTGCGCCCACGTCACCAGCACCGTGGACGGCTTCCCCTGCGGCGGATGCAGCCTGAACCCCGATCCCGGACACGGCGGCGACGAGGACCGCTGGACATGGAAGGATGCCCCGAAGGAGGGAATGCCGTGCTGACCAGACGCATGGCGAAAAGACAGCATTGCCCGCTGATGCCGATGGCCAAAATCTATGAGCACCATGTCAACGGTGTCCAGATCAACTGCGAGATCATCGAATACGAAAAGTGTACGGG